CTTTTAATTATGGTCGTAACGAATTAATGAATACAGAAAGACTAAGACCACCACAGTCTTTTATGATGAAGCCAGAAGTAGGAAAACTATTAGTATTTCCTTCTTGGTTACAACACATGGTATATCCTTTTAAGGGTGAAGGTGAAAGAAGAACAGTAGCATCTAACCTTAACTGTTGGGATGTGCAACCAACAGAAGATGCCACTAACTAGATATACATTTAAACCCGGTATAAATAAAGAGGGTACTTCATATAGTAATGAAGGTAATTGGTTTGATGCTGATAAGATAAGGTTTCGTGCAGGTCGTCCAGAAAAAATTGGTGGTTGGGTAAAGAAAAGTGTTAATACTTTTTTAGGCTCAGCAAGAAAATTACATCAATGGGTGGGATTAGATACAGATAAATTTATTGCACTTGGAACACATCTTAAATTATATTTGTTAAAAGGTAATACTTTTAGCGATATAACTCCTATAAGAGCAACAACTACAAATGGTGTAACTTTTGCAGCTACTAATGGTAGTTCTACTATAACTGCAACTGATTCTAATCATGGCGCAAATAAGGGTGATTTTGTTACATTTGCACAGGCGGTTTCATTAGGTGGCAATATTACTGCTGATGTATTAAATCAAGAGTATGAAATAGCTAGTGTTACAGATGTAAATACATTTACTTTTACAGCAAAAGATACATCAGGTAATACAGTAACTGCTAATGCAAGTGACTCAGGTAATGGTGGTTCAGGTGTTGATGGGTCATATCAAATAAATATAGGCTCTGATTTTTATACTAGCGGATTTGGATTTGGTTCAGGTACATGGGGTGAAAGTACATGGGGTGGTGGTATTAATAGTTTTGCTACGCAACTTAGGTTGTGGACATTAGATAATTTTGGAGAAGATTTAGTTGCTAATCCGAGAGGCGGTAGTATTTATTATTGGGATAAAACAAATGGAGAAACTACAAGAGCAGTAGATTTTTCAACTTTATCAGGTGCATCAGATACACCAACTATTGCAAATCAAATATTAGTATCTGAAATAGATAGGCACGTTATATGTATGGGTGCAAATCCAATAGGTAGTGCAACACAAGACCCTATGCAAATAAGATGGTCAGATCAAGAAAATGCAGCAATGTGGACTCCTAAGACAAATAATACTGCTGGTGGATTAAGATTATCTTCTGGTTCAGAAATAATAGGAGCGATAAGAACAAGACAAGAGATAGCTATATTTACTGATACAGCTTTATATTCAATGCAGTTTATAGGTCCACCTTTTATTTTTGGTGTTAATTTAATTACTGAAGGTATAAGCATGGTGTCACCACAGGCATGTGTTAATGCAAATAATGTTGTGTACTTTATGGATCAAGATAATTTTTATATGTACTCTGGTACAGTACAATCTTTGCCTTGTACAGTAAGAGCATATGTCTTTGATGATTTTAATTACTCACAAACATTTAAAGTATTTGCTACAAGAAATGCACAATACAATGAGGTATCTTGGTTTTATTGCTCAAGCAGTTCAGATGAAATAGATAGATATGTTACTTATAACTATCTTGAGCAAACATGGACTATAGGAACATTACCTAGAACATCTTGGATTGATGCTGGGGGTGCTACCACAAATCCATTAGCAGCAGGTTCAAATGGAACTACATCAAATTATTTATATGAACATGAAGTAGGTTCTAATGATGATGGTTCTGCAATGACTGCATATGTAGAAAGCGCAGATTTTGATGCAGGTGATGGAGATCAATTTATGTTTATAAAAAGATTAATACCTGATGTAGCCTTTGTAGGGACAGATACAGCACCTGAACTAACATATTCTATTAAGACTAGAGACTTTCCTTTAGGAAGTTTAAACACTGCAACAACTGCAACAGTAACCAATACTACGGGCGTAGCTTATATTAGAGCAAGAGCCAGACAAATGCGTGTAAGAATAGAAAGTACAGATGCGGATAATAGTTGGAGACTAGGCGATACAAGGTTTGATATTAAAGCGGATGGTAGACGATGAGTGAAGTATTTAATGTAAACACTCCATTAGAAATACCACCTGAAGAATATAGTGCAGATTATATGCGCAGACTGATAAATCAACTGCGTTTAAACTTTGTACAATTAGATTCACCTGATACTATAAGAGAGGTATCACAAGCATTTGATTGGTATATTTCATAATGGCAAATAGATATACAGAAGTATTAACAACATTAGCATCAACGAATGCAACAAGTGTTTACACAGTACCAGATAATAAAAGTGCCATAGTTAAGACATTAAGTGCTTATAACTCTGATGGTAGTAGTGCATATAGTTTAACAGTACAGTTGACAGACACTAGCGAAAGTACAACAGTTACTTGGGATGTAGAGTCAATAGCAACTAATACACGTAAAGGATTTTTAACTAACGGAGAGGTGTTAGTTTTAGATGAATTAGATATAATAAAGCTGACTGCAAGTTCAGCGGATAAATTTCACATCGTAATAGGTGTGTTGGAAATAGATTAGGAGACCACTATGAGTAATTTTCCATTACAAAATGCAGCAAAGCAACTAGCTAAACAGGGGAGATATGGCGATACCATGATGGTACACATGAACCCTATAGAAGTAGATGCTTTAGCAAAACTATCACCAACAGGTCAGTTGACCATTAACCCACAAACAGGGCAACCAGAGGCGTTTTTGCCACTCATAGGGTCATTGATTGCACCAACACTATTAGGTGGTACAGCATTGGGTGCAACGCTTGGAACAGTAGGAGCATCTGCATTAGGCACAGGACTAGGCACTATTGCCGAGGGTGGTAGTCTAAAAGAAGGTATAACAGCTGGACTAACAGGCGCAATAACAGGTGGTTTATTAAAAGGATTTATGCCCGGAACAGCAACTGATATACCTGCTGTGGGTGATACAGCAGCTACTACAGATAAATTATTACAGAATCCTAATTTTGTAGAAGCTACTTCAGGTACGGGTTCATTACCCGGTGCTACTTTAAATCCAGCTGGACAAGATGCTTTGAATATTTTACAACCCGGTACAACTTCTGTGCCTTTTCAACCAGTAAATACATTAGCTGATTTACCAGCTGCTAGAGCAGGAACAGAAGGTTTCTTTAGTAGATTAGGACAAAATTTAGGATTTTCTGGTGGAGCAACACCTGAACAATTAGCAGCTGATCCTACTTTAATGACGCAAGGACAAGCTTTTCAATCACAGTTTCTACCAGCAGCAGCATCAGGATTAGTAGGTGAAATGTATGTACCAATGGATATGGGTGGACCAGCAGAAGAACCTGATCCATTTGGAGAATATGAAGGTCCTTACATGCCTACAGAACAAAGGACTATGATTTCGGGAAGTGGGGGTGATCCACTAGGTTCAGCTTTTGGCGGTGAACAAATGCTTATAGGCGGTAATCCTTTTCCATCAGGACCTGAATTTGATGAAGGTGGTAAAGTAAGTAATCCTTTTGATTCTTTACCTGCAATGTCAGGTTTAGCATTAGCTGGCAATATGATGCAAGGAGGTAATTTTGGACTTTTACCTATGGCAATAGATCAATTCAGAGGTTCTGATAATAAAGAAACAAAAACTGAAATGGAAAATAAACGCCAAATGATAGGCACTGTTCCAGTAGATATGGTTGCAGGTATGGATGCTATGCAAGTACCTACAGATATGTTGAATAAAGGCGGTATGCCTTTGCAAAATCCTAGTAAAGCTGACCTTGATAATGATGGAGAGTTATCTTCATATGAAAGAACAAGAGGTAAAGCTATCGAAGCAAACATGAAAAACATGGGTGGTCTTATAAAGATGGCTAATGGTCGTACACCTGCACAAGCAGAGATAGAAGAAAGTGCAGAAACTTTAGAGCGTAGAAGAATAGATGACGCTATAAGAAAACAAGTAGAAGAAACTATGTCAGCACCTATGATTGATCCAAGACTAGGTAGAATGGCTGATCCAATTAGTACACCTGTACAGAGAAGTTTAAACGATGTAATGACACCACAGCCTTTTCAAGCACCATCATTAGCAGAAATAAGAAATATGCAAAGTGCATCATTAGATAGAATGTTTGTACCAACAGACCCAGATAATTCAATAGACAGAGGCATGGCAACATTTA